CTTAAAAAATGCCCCGGGGGAAAAATCTGGGGAATGTTTTCACCCTAATCATTCCAACGAAAGGGAATGCCCATGTCAGACAAGCCTGAAGCACCCGCAACAACGCCCGTACCTGAGTGGATCATCCCCAATCAGGACAAGCTCGAGCAGGTAATCGATGCTCGCCTCGCCAAGCACGCCGAATCCGAGAGCGCTGACAAGAAGACTGCTTCTACTCGCTCCCGTGCCGCGGCTACGGCGGACAAAGAAGTAAAGACCGAGGACCCTAAGTCCTAGTCTGAGCTAGACAGTGGGACTATGGCTTAAGTGCAGCCTAGTTTTTACGAACCGGCTTAGTAGGTCGCCCATTGTCAAGACTATTCGTGTAGAGACTGCTGACTGGTACTAGGGCAAGTTTCCTAAACGTGCAGCCGAACAGCAAGGCAGGTGATGTCCGCGGTGAAAACCCGTGGCGGAGAACTGAGCTTGTTGGCAGCTTAAGAACGAGGCGACGCTACGCGCCTACTCTACACGAATAGTCTTTTGTCATGTTGGCTTTGATAGGCCTTTAGATCTCTACAGCATATGTTTCCGGGCTTACGTATACTGTGGTTGGCGCCTTTGAGATCTAAAGACCTTTCTAAGCCAACATGGNCTGACCCTTTTTGCCTTTTGATGGAATTCCAGAACTNACCGGGTTCAGATTCCTAACACACTCCGANTGTAGGCCTGCCGACGCACAGATCTGGCGTTCCTTCAAGGGGCATAAAACTACACCCAAAGTACTACAGACCAGCTCCAAAGAGCACTACAACCATGTAGGGTCTCCACGATAGTGTACTAGTTCTCACAACAAAGTAGGGGTTCATCACCCTACACTCCTTTCAAGAGACGATATTAATACGCTGGGGAGCACGATATCGTTCGAGAACTAGTGCACTTTCATGGAGACCCTACATGGACTTTCCACTTTTGCATAATCACTACAGCATCAGTAACATAGACTTTTAACTTTTGCATAATTGCGCAACTTAAGCCACTATGGCCACTTTAACTACTATCTTTAACAGGAGGTGAATACCTATGGCAGGCCCGGGAAGACCCAGAAAGTCTACCTCACTGGTCCAACAGTCTTCGAAAGTCTTTGACTCAGAGATTGTTGAGGATGAGAAACCTATTAGGCGGCTGCCTCGTGCCAGAACTCCTGAAGCACGAGAACAACAGCTAGCAGCTCTAGCTTACGACCTAGCAGAGAAACAGTTTCTTGAAGGCAGTGCCTCGTCACAGGTAATAGTTCACTTCCTCAAAGTCGGTTCTCTCCGTGAGAAGATCGAGCTTCAAAAGACAAAGCAGGAAACGCTACTCGTCGAGGCAAAGGTCAAGGATCTTGCCAACGTCGAAGAGATGAAGCAACTCTACGTCGAAGCTATGGACGCTATGCGAGGCTACGCCGGAAAGGAGACTGGACAAGATGATCCGCTCATATTCTGAACTAGTTCGGTTCGATTCTTTTAAAGATCGATTCGAATACCTTAGCCTTAAAGGCGTAGTCGGTGAATCTACATTTGGTTTCGAACGTCATCGCAACCAGACATTCTACAAATCACGAGAATGGCGCCTTACTAGAGACGAAGTAATCACTCGAGATTTAGGGCAGGATCTTGGTGTGGACGGATTCGATATTTATGATCGAATAATTATCCATCACATGAATCCGATGATTCCGGTAGATCTCATTCAAGGTAATGACGATATTTTGAACCCAGAGTATCTCATTGCTACGACTCACAAAACACACAACGCAATTCACTACGGCGATGCGTCACTTTTAGCACTCCCGTTTGTCGAGAGGCGTCGAGGTGACACTTCGTTATGGGGAAACCAAGTAAGGAGAGCAGCATGACTCTAAAAGGTATTGATATTTCAGGTTGGCAGGCAGGCATCAATCTTGCTGCTGTCCCCTGCGATTTCGTAATCGTTAAAGCGACAGGTGGAACAGGATTTGTTAACCCTCATTGCGATACGCAGTTTCAGGCTGCTCGTAAAGCTGGAAAGCGTACTGGCGTATACCACTTCGCTCGTGAAGTTGGTTTCCGGGGATCGGCAATCGACGAAGCGAACCATTTCGTGGACAGCATTCAGGGATATTTGGACCGCAAAACGCTTCTGGTCCTCGACTTCGAAGGTGACAACCAGACAGATCCCATCTGGGCGCTCGCATTCCTGAATAGGGTTCATTCCCGAACCGCTATCAAGCCTCTGATCTACCTGAATGGTGCCGCACTCAGTGGCGCTGACTGGTCTTCCGTCTGGGCAGCGGACTACGGTCTCTGGCTTGCGTGGTACGCAGTATCTACCCCAACCTCAGGCTACAACAACTACGACGGACGTCCGATCGAGCAGGTTACTCCCAAGTATCCTTGCGCAATGTGGCAGTTCTCTTCTACTGCACAGCTTCCGGGATATGGCGGAAACCTCGACGCCAACATCTTCTACGGTGATGGTGCTGCATGGGATGCCTACTGCCGTCCTTCAGGAACCACTGCTCCAAAACCCACACCTGCTCCGAAGCCTTCTGTAGTGACCCCTAAGCCGGTCGCAACGAGCAAGATTTCCCAGTGTGTTGTTGAGGCTGGAGACACCCTCTCCAAGATTGGTATCCAGTTCGGTGTTGATTGGCGACAGATCGCCCTTCTCAATCGCATTTCTTCGCCATACACCATCCGCAAGGGGCAGGTACTCAACCTTCCGACAAAGTCTACTCCGGTTCAGAAGCCGAAGCAGTGCATTGTTTCAAAGGGCGACAGTCTTTCCTCCATAGGAATTCAGTTTGGTGTCGACTGGCGTAAGATCGCTACCCTCAATGGGATTTCTGCTCCGTACGTCATCCGTCCGGGTCAGGTTCTCAACCTGCCGAGTGCTTGATTATGCAGCGCCGAATCGCTGATAACTTCTTCCTCGCGCTAATCATGCTATCTATCTGCGGACTGATGCTAGGCGTCGTGTGCGTATATCTGATCATGATGGTAATTGCGCTATGTCAATTAGCTATGGATATCTTCACACTAATTGGAGGGGGTTATGGAGGGTAACGACAGCATTCTCGACACTACGAAGCTTCAGGTAAAGATCGATCCTGAAGATGACTCGTATGACGTCGAACTAATCACCCACATAAACTCTATATTCTTCATCCTTGCCCAATTGGGGGTTGGTCCGACAACGGGCTTCTCCATATCAGGTAGAGAAGAGAAATGGTCAGAGTTTATTGGGGTGGATCAGATTGCAGCTGTTCGAACCTATATGGGTTTGAAGGTAAAGCTCATATTTGACCCACCAGCCACTGGTCCCGCGACCGAAGCTATGGAACGCCTAGCTGACGAAATGGGAGTTCGACTCAATATGCAAATGGAGGAGGTGAAATGGCGCGCACAGCAAACGATATTTTCGCCGAACACGGAGTAGAGCTGAGTGAGGATGAACTAGCTCACTACGGTAAGATCGGGATGAGGTGGGGTCGTCGCAAAAGTGAGTCTTCTTCTGGAGGAAGTCATAACTCAGATCCCCCTAAGCCACACGTTAAATCTATGAGCGATGACGAGCTTAGATCAGCCATCAATCGTCTAAAGATGGAACGTGAATACTCGACTCTAACAGCTCCTCAGGTATCCGCCGGTCGAAAGATCGTTTTGGATATTCTGAAAGATGTTGGGAAGCAGCAGGCAAAGAACTATATCAATAAAGAGGTTGAGAAACTTCTCACGGGTAATAGTTCGGTAAACGTGATCAAAAAGGCGGCTAAACCTGAAGTGCAAAAGCCGACTCGACAGCTCATGAAACTCGTGGGTCAAAAGTAAAAACATAGAAAGGAGGATTGGCGATGGGCCTATCTAATACAGCAACACCCATCTATTATGGGAGATTCCGCGAGCGAGTGCTCCGTGGAGAAATCCCCGTATGTAGAGAGATTAATGCTGAGATGAATCGAATAGATGCGCTCATTGCCAATCCTCTTTACTACTACGACGATTTGGCTATCAATGGTTTCATTAGTTATTGTGAGAATGAGCTGACCCTTACCGATGGTAGCGACTTCCGTATGCTTGAGACCTTCAAGCTATGGGCTGAACAAATCTTCGGTTGGTATTGGTTCGAAACACTTACGGTGTACGAACCTTCGCCCGATAATCACGGCGGAAGTTATGTTCAAAAGACTTATAAGCGTCGTCTCACAGTCAAACAATACTTGATCGTCGCTCGTGGCGCAGCAAAGTCTATGTATGCCGAATGTATTCAGAGTTACTTCCTGAATGTCGATACTGAGACCTCACATCAGATCACTACGGCACCGACCATGAAACAAGCTGACGAAGTCATGTCCCCTTTCCGTACGGCGATCACTCGCTCGCGCGGACCATTGTTCAAGTTCCTCACCGAGGGATCTTTGCAGAACACAACGGGCAACAAGATGAACCGAGTCAAGCTCGCCTCAACGAAGAAGGGTATTGAGAACTTTCTCACTGGTTCCCTTCTTGAAGTCCGCCCCATGAAGGTGGATAAACTGCAGGGTCTTCGTCCGAAGATCTCTACAGTTGACGAATGGCTCTCTGGAGATGTTCGTGAGGACGTGGTGGGTGCTATTGAGCAGGGCGCATCTAAGCTAGAGAACTATCTGATTGTTGCGATCAGCTCTGAGGGTACGGTCCGTAACGGCAGTGGCGACACTGTCAAAATGGAACTAGCTGACATTCTCAAGGGTGACTTTTATGCACCCCATGTTTCGATCTGGCACTACAAGCTTGACGAAGTGGAAGAAGTTGAAGATGAGCGAATGTGGCCGAAGGCTCAGCCGAACCTTGGACAGACCGTCTCCTACGAGACTTACATCAGAGATGTCCAGCGAGCTGAGAAAGCACCTGCTTCTAGGAACGATATCTTGGCTAAGCGCTTTGGACTTCCCATGGAAGGATATACGTACTTCTTCACCTACGAAGAGACGGAACCTCATAAGCGTGTTCCAAACTTCTGGAACCTTCCTTGTGCTATGGGAGCCGACCTCTCACAGGGTGATGACTTCTGTGCCTTCACTTTCCTGTTTCCGTTGCGTAATGGGGATTTCGGAATAGTAACTCGAAGTTATATTTCCGAGAACACACAACATAAGCTCTCTAGTGGACCTCGTCAAAAGTATGAGGAGTTTATCCGAGAGGGTAGTCTCCACGTACTTCCCGGTATCGTACTCGACATGATGGCGGTATATGACGACCTAGAAAAATTCATTGAGGAGCAAAAGTATGATGTTCAAGCCTTCGGCTTCGACCCCTACAACTCCAAAGAGTTCGTAACTCGTTGGGAACAGGAGAACGGACCCTTTGGAATCGAGAAAGTTCCTC